AGAACATCTGTATGTGCTGTTTCTCCAAGTATGGATTAATACTTGGAGAAACAGCACATACAGATGTTCTGAAAAGAATTTCCGAGGCATATGACAAATTAAAATCAGTATTGCCAGAGAATACCGAAACGCCTAATAACTAGGCATTAAACAAGGAGAAATAAAAATGAGTACAACTCAACTAAAGGCACTGCTTGCATCATATTTGCGTAGCATCCTATCCGCTGTAGCCGCACTATACTTGGCTGGCGTTACAGACCCAAAGACCCTTGCTTGGTCATTGGTTGCTGCATTGCTACCAGTTGCTACTAGAGCAGTAAATCCAAAGGATAAGGCATTTGGTATCGTTCCATCTGCAAAGGTTGTTGAAGAGGCTCTTAAGGATGTAAAGGCTGTTAAGGCACCAACTGCTAAGAAGCCAGCACCTAAGACTACCACAGCAACAAAGTCTACACCAGTTAAGAAGACAACTACAAAGAAGTAATCTTAATAAATATTAAGGCGAGTCTAGAAATAGGCTCGTCTTTCTATTTTTGGGACAAGTTCTTGAATCTTAGACAGTGTTTCTAGATATTCAAATAGACTTAGATAGTTTGGTTTTAAGGATTCCTGAGAGAATTGATTATATCCAATACTAAAGGCACGTTCTTTTAATGGTGTCTTATCTTCCATATTCATATAGGAATCAACTTTTTGTGCAAGTGCAACTGGCTGCCCACCATATGCAGTTATAAGTCTTCTAGTGTTAAACTTTTTAATTTCGCCAGACCTAATAAGCCATTCTTTTGGCAGTACACGATTGTTAGGAGATATATCAGTCATCAAAACTGGTAGACCACTTAGCAAAGCCTCGTTCATTGGCAAACATAATCCAGCAAATCTTCGTGGTAGAATTAAAGCGTCAAAGCCATCGTACAAGTCAGCCCTATTCTCGACATTAGAATATTCAATTCTGGCTCTAGGGTCATCACAAATAAACTCAGAACCAACCTGGACTTTAAATACAATTTCAAAATCTGATTCTGCATATTTTAACATCTCAATAATAGTATTTGTACCATTCCTGTCTTGTGTTGCTGCCTTACCCACAACATGAAGCAGCCTTTTGTGATTTCTAGATAAATTATTTTGTCTAACTTTTTCAAATTGTGTGTGGTCCGTAGGAGGGGGTAGATGAATAATCTTGCATTGACTTCCATATAGTTGTTTAACATCTTCTAGATGCCAAAGACTTGGTGCTAAAAGCACATCTGGTAAATGCTTTGGCTCCATGTGATGCAAAAATTCATAGTTGAATTGTAAAATTGTTTTTATATTTTTTTCTCTAGCCATCACAACAACGTTGTCGGAATAGAATATTTCACAAGATATGACAACATCAACATTATCTAAAAATTCTTTTATCTCAGAATCTAATAGCCATCCTTCTGTATTTCCCATTTGAGTATTCCATTGGCTATACCATTCTGGATGAATTTGAAAATCGCCATTATTCCAAGTAGAAGAATCAACAATTAGTACCCTGGATGGGTTAAGCATTTTTGCTAACTCCAAAGATTGATTCCCTAATCCAGTATCATCTGCTCGTGCAATTAAACCAATTCTCATTCTGTTAAACCCCAAGCAATATCATCACTAGTAAACTTCCTAGTTCCTGCACGACCATCTAGATGATAAGATGTTTTAATATCTTTTCCATCATTTGGATAATATATCCATGTCTTAGTTAAATCCCAATCACTACTAACCGTATAGCCATAGAATCTATCTTCTATAAATTCTTTATCCTGTGATTGTTCAAGAACAACATCTCTATAGAATGAAACTTTAGATAGGTGTGGTCTTTGGCTCCACTGGATAGTCTTAATAAAATCATTTTTTCTTTCTAACATTAAGTAGAAATGTTCTTCTGGAATTGAATCCATGTGATGAAGTCTTACTGTATTGCAATCATCACTTTCTAGCATGTCTAGGCATTTTTGTAAATTAATCTTATCTTTAATTAGTGGGGTATCGGATTCAACATAAAGCAAAAGAGATGTATTAATTAAATCAATAGTATCTTTCATCATACTAGTCTGGTGTCTGTGTTCTGTAAATATAATTGGCAATACATTTTTCCATTCATGTAGACACTTCCATAAGATTCTATTCTTGTATTCATCATACCTATCTTTCCAATCAAGTCTTTCATCTCTCAAACCATCTACCTGCAAAATAATCTCATTATCAGGAAAGTAGTGTCTGATACTGTCAATTGTTTCTTCAATTATTCTTGTATCTGGATGGCTTGGTATTACTGATGTTGGTATAACTATTGTTACATCTCTAGAATGCATGGTATTCCTTTAATATTTTAATGGCAAAATCTCTTTTGTATTTAATCCACCAAGACACTAATAGGTGCATATTCTGTGGATAATTACTCAATAAACTATCAACAATCTGTGGTAGTTCATTCCAATCATTAGTTTTTGCTATGTCTATTTTACCATCAAAAACAAAATCCCAGAAGTCAAAATCTTGTTCTATTGCATTTTTTATATCACCAATAGGTAGACACAAAAGTTCTAGGGCTTCATAAAATCTAAATGAATCAATAGTTACGTTTCCAGCAGGAGCAGGGGCAATACGACCCTTGATAAACTTATTATAATATTCTTTAGGGTCATAGCCTTGCATAAAACCTTTTGTTAAATAATATACAGCATCATTTACTTCTGGCAACACTTTTGCTAACTCTTCTCTTCTGCCATGATTAATCTGACCAGAATAAAAGACATCATATTCTTTTTGAGTATATTCTGGTAGATTAGTTTTTAAAAATTCTGGTGCACCAATTGGAAATTTAAAACGACTCTCGTGTTTTGGAAATGGAGATTGCATCCAAAATTTTATATCCCTGTGACTAATTTGATTATCCTGGAATTGTCCAGTTTCATTTGCTGTAACAAAAAGCATAACCTTATCTATTTTACTTAACTCGTTATCAAGTTTATGCTCTTTTTTATAAAAATCACAACCACACACAACAACAATAGCCTTATCAGTCTTTGGTAGTTGCTGAACCCTAATAGTTTCAATACCAGCCCTATTAAAAATTTCTTTTAAAAAACCAAAATCAGATTTAGTATCGGGGTAGTTATCATCTTTTGCATAAAGATATGCTTTAATTTGGTTCATAATAAATATGTACCTCATGCTGATAGTCTAGAATTGTTTCGGTATATCCAAAACTTTTAATCCAGCCCCTTAGTTCTGTAAGATATAGTCCCCACTGATGGAACATAAACTCTGGATGACCAGATAGCCAAATCTTTGGCTTGTGTTCTTTAATAACCTGTTCCGCACCACGAAGAACCTTAAACTCACTACCCTCTACATCCAAAGTAATAACGGTGGGAGGCTTTAGTCCATAAAAATATACACAATCATCTATTTTAACCTGACCATACATATGCCCCTCTAAATATAATTCTTTAAATCCATGTGCTGCCTCAATAACCTCATAAGATTCTGGTGGAAACTCATCTCTATATATGCGAATAAGTGAGTTATTTTCATCTGAGGCAAAGCATGGGACAGTGGCTAATGGATTTTTAAGATTATTGGCTTCCCAAATCGCTGGCATATGGGACCAAACTTTTGGATTGGGTTCAAATAAAACCACTTCTGCACCCCACATTTGACACAGGGCGGACATTTCCCCTTCTTCTGCACCAACATAATAAACAACATCGCCATTTCCAATATTGTCATGCATTGATTTTAGCCTTAGTTTTTCCCAACCATTTTCGGTATACCATTCTGGTCTATCTGCCCTATGCTTTGGAATTATAATTTCCCATTCTCCATTTAGAATGGTTTTTACCATTTCTGTCATTATTTGACTCCTAACTTGCTTAAAATTGTTTTCCATCTATGAACATATGTATGCTCACGACTTGTTCTTTCATGTCCAGCAAAACGAATTTGCTCTCTTTTTTCATCATGCTCCAAATAATAGTCAATTTTTTCTTTTAGTTTATCTAAATTACCATGTGGATAGAATACAATTTCTTTACCGTCCTCAAAAAACTTATCAAGTCCAGTGATGTCTGGGTAGATGGTAAATCCACCACGACCAGTTGATTCAAATAATCTATCGCTACTATAATAAGGATAAGAGAAATTAATATTTAAACTATCTCCAATAGCAATCTTACTACGAGCGTATATTCTATTTAGTGCATCTCCTCTTACAGTTCCAGTATCTCCGTCAGGACCAACGTGCAGGAACCTATTTCCATATGTGTGTTTAAGAAATTCAATCAACTGTGGTCTGTATGGATACTCTGGGTGATACCCCTTGCTACCAACGAAGATTACATCATAATCAAAATTATTAACGTCATAGTCTGGATGTATATAAACTTCTTTGTCATAGACACCTGCTGGTAGGTAATGACCTTTCACTTCAGTTTCTTCATTGAACCAGTCAGCCATTAGTTTATCCGTAGCAAAAAAATGACCAATCTTAGAATAAAAACTATCATTGTGTAGGTCAAGTTGTCTTTGCAATCCGAACCACAAGTCTAGGTGATATGTCATAGTTGGAACACCTGCTACCTTTAATAGTTCTAATAGTCTTGCTAAATCCAGGTCTCCAGGATTTGACCAACCATGGGTATGCACCCAAATAAAAAGGTCTGACCTCATAGCCTCAAATAAAATATCTGATGTTTTTGCCCCCCAGACACCCTCTTGAAGTTTAATTACTTCGTGCCCCAATGATTCCAAAGATTTAGCGTGATGATTTTCGCTAGAGTAATCTACTTGAAAATTACCCAAAAATGTTATTTTAGCCAATGTGTTCCAATCTGTTTAGTCACAATGTGATATTTACATTATACCAGATTTATGCTATAATTTACTTGTACCTGCCAAATTGGGGGTACAAAAATAACTCGCTTAACAAGGAGATGATATAAATGGTAATCTATAAAGACCCATTTGCAACACTTAGTCAGGAATTTGATAAGTTGTTTGCAACACCAGGAATCAACAAGGTGGCTACCTATCCACCATACAACGTAATCCACTCACCAGAAAAGAACGAATGGTATTTAGAGTTCGCACTTGCTGGCTTTGAGAAAGATGACGTTACAATCACAACAGACAAGAACGTTTTGACTGTTACTGGTGAAACAAAAGAAGACAAAGAACTACCAGACGATATCCGTTATGTTTATAAAGGTATTGCTGGTCGTAAGTTCACTCGTTCTTTTACTCTGCCAGAATACGCTGAAGTAGCCAAGGCTGAACTGAAGCACGGTATTCTGACTATTGATTTAGTTATCAATATTCCAGAGGAAAAGAAGCCTAAGACCATTACTATTAAGTAAGTCGGATGTCCTGGGCATGACGTTAAACTGCCTACCTATTAGATATGGTATAATGATTAGATGGAAAACTTACTCTCAGCACTAAGATTGCTACTAGCAAATAATATTGCTATTAAATTTAAAGCACATGGATACCACTGGAATGTGGAATCAGATGATTTTGCACAATTACACGAATTCTTTGGAGAAATTTATCAGGACTATGATGGTGCCACAGACACATATGCAGAATGGCTACGCATGTTAAAGTCATATGCCCCATACAGACTCGTAGATTTCTTTGACCTAATGAATGTAGGCGAACCAGTTATTGTTGGAGACCCAGAACCAATGATTGAAGATTTATACGATACAATTGAAAAGCACATTGAAGAACTTGTTGTTGTTGGCGAAATGGCTAACAATGAAAAACAGTTTGGATTGGCAAACTTCCTTGCTGACCGTCAGACTGCATCACAAAAAATTTGTTGGCAGTTGAGAGCAAGCATGGAAACAGAAACGGAGATGGAAGACTAATGCCTTATTCAGTAGGAGCACAAGGCTCAAATGGATGCTCAGGGTATCCAGTAGTAAAAGAGGGTGGCGAAGTCATGGGCTGCCACAAAACAGAAGCAGAAGCAACTGCACAAGTTCGTGCTTTGTATGCTGCAGAAGCAGATAAGGCAGACACTGGAGTAAATCCATCATCTACTGCAAATCCAACATATCCAAACGTTGGAGTAAAGACACCAACATCTATGCGTGGTGGAAAGAAAGTTAAGATTCGTAAACCAAAAAATCAACCAGGAAATGGTTCGGACGCTTCTGGTGCAGTTTCTAGTGGTGGAACATCTATTAGTGCTATGTATAAAGCAGAAAGAATCGTTGAAGGTGACTATGTGATGGGATTGACAACAGAGGGTGCTATCGTTGGTCTTGTTGAACATGTTATGACTGAGGGTGGCGTATATGGTGTTCCAGGAACAGAGTATGCTATTCAGTCTACTCCAGAAAATCCAGCAATGGCTGTTAGGATTTATGAGTATGAAGAAGATGAAGACAACTGGTGTCCAACAGCATATTCAATCGGAATGCTTATGTCTGATGCACAAAAAATTTCAGAACTTAATGTAGAGGTTCAAGAATCAGAAGATGACATGGAAGAAAACGACATGGAAGAAGTTTATAAAGCAGATGGGTATACACCAACTGCTGGTATGAAGGCTGCTGCTGCTCGTGCAATTCGTTGGAAAGAGCAGGGTAAGGCTACAGGTGCAGGAACTGCAGTTGGTTGGGGTAGAGCAAGAGATATCGTAGCAGGTCGCTCAATGTCTCTCAGCGTGGTCAAACGGATGTATTCCTTCTTCTCCAGACACGAGGTAGACAAAAAGGGCAAAGACTTTAATAATACAAGCAATCCAAGCAACGGAAGAAGGAATACA